ATTTCCATTGATACATACTCAGAAAGCATTGAAGTCAATTCAGCTTCAGCATCAATTGAGTGGTAAGCGTTAAGATCTTGAGCAAATTCAGGAGTCCATACTGCTTTCAACTTACGTGTTTTAGCAACAATTGGCTCTGATTGCATTTCCAAATTAATTTCTGGAATATCGATATCAGTACCTTGATTGATACCAGATGTGCCAGAACCTTTAAATGGATTTTTATCTTCAAAATCACCACGTGAGATGTCAGATGGCTGAATTGAATAATTTAATATGAAATTAGCAGTACCATCTACTACATCAATTGCAGTTGCTTCGGCACCAGTTACAATCATTGTGATTGCATTATTCGATTCATTGAATGTGCTAAATGCTTGTACTGGAACAATCTCAGTTGATCCAGATGTCAATGTGAACGATCTAACAGCTAAACCGTCAGTTAAACCATTTGGCGCGGTGAATGTGATTTTTTTATAAGCTGTTGCTGAAGAAGCTAATGAAGCAGAAAAATCTGCATCCCAATTCACATCTCTCAAATCGGTAATAGATGCAGTAGTTACTGTCATACCACCTGTTACTGCGTTGTTAATTGAATATCCAAAACGACCAGCTCCATAAAGACCACCAAATGGATCATTTGCAGTGGTAGTAACACCGAACATAGAGTCGTCAGCATTTGGTGAACTAAATGGTCGACCTGTACGGTTCAAATTGTCATCATCAAATCCTGGTTGAGCTGTACCATATTTAAAGTCCAAGTAAAATATAAGACCTGATGGCAAGTTCATTGGTTGTACGGATACGAATTCTTTTGCAGCAAATTCAGCAAAGATACGACGTACCAATGGAAGAGCTACCCCTGCCCATTCTTCTGAACCTTGAGCAACACCTGTTTGTGATGCTTCTTTTACTAATTGACGTGCTTGGTTTTCTAGCAATTGTGCCATACCAGCGCGTTCTGTTTCTCCTTTAAGACCTTCCAATAATCCGGTCTTTTCCCATTTTGCAGCTAACGCTTTTGCTTGATTGCGTTGCACAAAATCATTTGTTTGCAATAAGTTTGAAATACTCATTTGTTTCCTTTGTTTTTTTCTTGTTTTTAATAAATTGTTATAGCAATCCTGCTAATTTTTTCCAGCGATCTGCCAATTCAAATCCTTCATTTAACACTGTACGTGAAGGTGCTGTGGTTGCAACTGGCTTAGATGCAGCTGATTCTTTTACTATGCGTTTTTTAGCATTAGTTGGTTTTACAAATGATTCAGACAATGTGCCATATACTAGTTTAACTTCACGAGTTGTGCTAGCACGGTCAAAGTTTTCAATCACTTTCATTTTTTGTGATTCATTTAGATCAAAAGTACGGAACAATTTGTTTGTGTATAAAAGCTTTGCATTAAGTAAATTTACTTCGTTAATAACTGAATTTAATTGTTTTACTGTTTTATAAGCTTCCTCTAACTCACGTTTTGTTTTGTGTAATTCTGATGCATCTGCCCCTGTACCTGCTGCTGGGCCTTTACCTGCATGTTCATCATCCATTTCTTCTTGAAGAATAGCTTCAATGATAGAATCGATATCAATGTCGTCTTCTTCATGTATGTCTTCTTCTTCATACATGTCTTCTTCTTCATACATGCCTTCTTCAAGTTCGCGAAGAATAGATTCTAATTCTAAATCATCATCGTCCATTTCAGAATCCATTTCCATTTCAGAATCCATTTCCATTTCATTATCCATTTCCATTTCATCTTCCATTCCTCCAACTTCACCCTCTAAATCATATGATCCGTCTCCGTCAAGATCTAATCCAACATTAACAGAATCTGGCATTTCCATTTTAGAATCCATTTCCATTTCATCATCCATTTCCATTTCAGAATCCATTTCCATTTCATCACCATCGATGTCCATTTCATCTTCGAATTCATCTTCTAATTCTTCTGATAATTTTGCAGATAGCATGCTTTGGATTCTGGGTGCAAATGCTTCTTGTAATGCAATTTTTGCGTTTGCAATTGCTGTTTCTCTAACAGCGTTAGCATCAGCAATAGCTTGTTTTAGCAAATCTGATTTTGCCATTGTTTCTCCTTAAATTTGTTTTGGAAGTAAGATTATTTGAAATCTTAATAGAATAATTGTTATAGTATAGACGTTATATCGGTAAATAACGTATTCTTTAATATATATAGGCCTGAAAGAAAAAACAGTAAAAAAGTGCCAATTTTTTTTATTGGCACTTTGATGTGATTTTTTATAGTTTAGTAGATCTGCTACTAACTACATATTAGTAGAAAACTTATAATTTTGTGATTTTAAATATGATTTGATTTCTTCAATTTCAAATGTTTCTAACTTATCGATATTGATAGTTATATCTTTTCCTTTTTCGTATATGTTGTAATCTTTTTTATCATAATCTTGTCGTTCTATCCATTTTATAATTCTTATTTGATCTACCACGGCAAGATTTGGAATATGTATATTGAGTTTTTCTAACCCCGATTCTGCATTAAATTGGCCTTCGAATCTAGCATTTATTCCTCGTTTAGCAAATTCTTCATCTAAATCAGCTTCTAAATAACTAAAGGTTGATTCATCTTCAGGGAAAAACCAATATCCTTCTCTAGTGTTCCATATACCATGATAGTCAGTTTCATCTAGCATGTCTGCTATTTGATTATTATCTATTTGGGTGCGGCCTATTACTATTAAACCTGAGCCTTCAAAATCTCTATTATCTAATTCTTGTAAATTCTTAGTGCCAAACCGACGCATATTTTCTGCTAGAATGTTTTTTTTCATATTATTTTTTTTGTTAATAACATACAATTTAATATAAATATACTAAATAAGTATTTTAAATCAAGATTGTATAGATTTCATGCGTTGAGCATATGATGCTCGGTTTCGTTGTGCTCTTTTTATTACGCCTGGTTTTGTGTATTCAGTTAAATCTTTCAATTGATTCATAATACCAGATGTTTTAATTTTTCGTTTAAACAATTTAAGTGCTAACGCAATATCCTTGTCTACAACTTTTACACCTAAAGCATTACCAGGTGTGATCATTTGATGTGTTTTTTGTTTTTTACTCATAACTTGTTTGTAATTACTATTTATTTATTATTAAATCTAAAATACTTAACTTCTGGCATTTGTGATATATATCCTTGTATTTTACGAGCTTCTGTTGCGACATCTTCTCCTAGTTTAAATTGGAAATATCCAACTCGTTTTGATGCAGACAATTTAAGTTTAATTAGGTTAAATCCATTTTTTGCAGTCCAGTTTTTAATTTTTTTTGCTGTTATTCGTGCAAGTTTTGGATCTGTTACTACATATTCTACTCCGCCGCGATAATCTGCTAAATTATTAACTAATTGAGCTTCTGCTAAATCTTCTTCAGTTAGTCCAGCCGTTTTGAGTGCAGAGCCGAATTTTTCAAGTTCATCTGTTGCTTGTTTTATGCTATCTGCATCTGGAATTACCGACTTTGGGTTTTGTTGCTCATGAATTCCAAAATAATCTTTGTATTGTATATTTAATTTTTTCATTAGATTTTGTATCTTAATATAATTGTATATGTAATAAAAACCAAATTATTGCACGTCATAATAACGACTTAAACTCTGGCCAATGTTTTCATAAGCCAATGTCATTCTTTCTTGCAACTGTTTCATTTCTTGACATGCAGATTCAAACACTGCATAATCTTCCTGTAAACGTTTATTTTCTCTTTTCAATGAAACATTATCAAACCAATCTGCCTTTTCTGTCATGATTCTTTGGGCATTTTCAACTATATATTTAACGCGTTCTACTAGTTCATCTAAATTACCGCTGCCATACACAGTTTCAGACATCGATGAAAAGTTTTTTACTCGCTCCATAAATTCTCGCTTTTCAGCTTTACTCATCGGGGTTGGGGCGTCGTCTATCAGTGTTTCTAAAATTAATTTTAAATTTGGTGTATTCATAATTATATCCTGCATTTACCGTTTTCACACAAAATTGACGTGATTACATCATGCACTTTTGCATATTTGTTTATAGTTGTATTATTATTTACAGATTCATTCATTCTGTCGGGTCTCATAAATGCTCCATGTGTAGATGGGTTTGATACGAAGTCCCAACAAATTAATTCAAAATCTTCTTGCACTTCAACTGCACTTTCATTTTGCAATTGTTTTACCGAACCTAATCCTCGAGATGATATACCTAATGTTATACCAGCTTTAAACAACTCTTTAAGTATTTTACCAGATGGTGTATCTAATATTTGCACAGCCCCATATAAATCATCACCATCCCACCAAATCTTTACTACATTGTGTGAAACATTATTTAAATTTACAATTGATGATTCTGGATGATCTAATTCTCCTAAGGCTCGGTGCTGATCAATATATTCTTGTTTATATCGCTCACATTCACGCATTAATATATTTTTTGGATATATTCTACCATTTTGATTTCTAGCGCCTGCGCGTTGTAATACTCCTTTTACCACGAATCCATTTGGAATCCCATAATCTGCCCCAT